GATACATCCCCAGAAAGATTCGATTACATGGTAAATTCACAGGATTTTGGATTCAACCATGCGAACTGTATCGGGGAGGTTGGATTCAAGGATGGAGATATCTACTTATGCCAGGAATTATATGTATTTGAAAAAGATACGTCAGAGATTATACAGCTGGCTGATGGAAAATTTCAGAAGCGAATTACTATGTATTGCGATTCTGCTGAGCCGGACAGAATTAGGATGTGGCAGAAAGCGGGATACAGAGCATGTCCGGTCAAGAAAGAGCCGAACAGTGTAAAAGCGCAGATTGATTACTTAAAGCAGCATACAATCCATATACATCCGTCTTGCGTAAATACGATTAAGGAGATCCAGCAATGGAAATGGCGAAAAGATGAGAAGACGAACACTTTCACAGACGAGCCAGTGAATTTCTTTGACGATGCGATGGCAATGCTGCGGTATTCGATCGAGCAGGAGAGAAAAGGAAAAGTGAAATTAAAGACCTTTAGAGGAGGAATATAAAATGAATGGGAAAAGACCATACAAATTGCCGGAACCTCTTTTATGTTCCGCTGATAAAGAAATCAATATGACATTAGTAGATGAGTATATTCGCAAGCATGAAGAAAGAATGCCGAGGTACAGATACCTTGAGAATCTATACAAAGGATTCCATGATGTATTTCATCTTCCGGAAAAGGAATCCTGGAAGCCGGATAATCGACTGGCAGTGAATTTCCCAAGATATATCACAGAGACCTTTTTGGGATATGCTTATGGGATTCCGGTTAAAAAATCACATCCGGACGAAAAAATAAAAGATGCGATCCTTGAATTTGACCGGGATAATGATATCTCTGACCAGGAATATGAGCTGGCGAAAAAGTGTTGCATCTACGGACACGCTTTCGAGTATTTTTACCAAGACGAAGAGGCGAAGACGAAGACTGTGATTTGCAATCCAAAAGAACTGTTTGTCGTCTACGATGATACTGTAAAGAACCGTGCATTATTCGCTGTCAGATACGGAAAAAGAGACGATAAAGTTACGAGGTATGGAGAAGTACTTACAAGAGAGAAAATCATCCCATTTGAGGGAGAAATCATGCAGGATAGCATACTGAATCCATATGGGCGTATTAATTGTGTGGAATACATGCTAAACGACGAAAGAATCGGTTTATATGAAGAAGTTGCTGGTATGGTAGAAGTATACAACAGAGTAATTGGGGAAAAGGCAAATGATGTGGACTCTTTCGCAGAAGCATATCTTGCAGTACTTGGCGCCGAGCTGGATGAGGATGGCGTTTATAAAATCCGGGATAACCGAATCATAAATCTCTACGGTACAGAAAATGCAAAGGACATTATCGTGCAGTTTCTTGGTAAACCTACGGCAGACGGAACACAAGAAAATCTCCTGAATCGTCTTGAGAATTTAATCTATCAAACAAGCATGGTAGCCAATATCTCAGATGAATCGTTTGGAAATGCCTCCGGAACCTCTCTTGCGTATAAATTACAGTCTATGAGCAATCTTGCGTTGACATTCGACCGTAAGAATGAGAAATCCATGAGAAAGCGATATAAGCTATTCTGTTCCCTTGCAACGAATGTGCCAGATCGGGATGCATGGAAAGACATCGACTTTACAATGAGCAGAAATATCCCGAAGAATCTCCTCGAAGAAGCACAGACCGCCCAAGCCTTGGAAAGCATCGTGTCCAAGGAAACACAGCTACAGGTGTTATCGATTGTAAAGGATGTTACTGAGGAGATGGACAGAATGGATAAAGAGGAAGAAAAGAAGCAGGAAACCATCGTAGAGAAGTGGATGTTCGGAGGTGGAAACAATAGACAGCAAAACATATTGGAAGAATCGGGAAGAGGAATATCTGAAGAAGAATCTGAAAACCGAGGAAGAGTATAAAAAAGAGATCACTCGTATCTATGACCGGATGATGGTGCAGATCACGAAGGAGATTAACGACTTCTATGTAAAATATGCCAAGAAGGAAGGCATCACGATGTCGGAGGCGAAGAAGAGAGTAAAAAAGCTGGATATCAATGCTTATGCCGAAAAGGCAAAGAAATATGTGAAAAACAAAGATTTCTCCGACGAAGCAAATGACGAGATGCGGCTTTACAACCTTACAATGAAAGTAAATCGCTTGGAAATGTTAAAGGCACAGATTGGATTGGAATTGGTAGATGGATTCAATGATCTGCAGAAATACTTTGATCAGAAAATGACAGAGAGGACATTGGAGGAATTCGAAAGGCAGGCGGGAATACTTGGTAAGACGATTCAAAACAACACAGAACGCGCAAAGGTGATAGTCAATGCTTCTTTTCATAATGCGACTTTTTCTGACCGTATATGGATGAATCAGACGCTTTTGAAATCAGAGATATCAAAGCTGCTTCAAACCGGAATGATTCAAGGACGAAATCCACGGGTTTTAGCAGCGGAGCTGACTAAGAAGTTTGGAGTAAACAGGCGTAGTGCAGAGCGCCTGATGATCACAGAGCTAGCAAGAGTACAGACGGAAGCACAGAGGCAATCCTTGGAACGGAATGGTTTTACGGAATATACCTTTATTGCGAATGGAGATTGTTGTCCAATATGCGCGGCGATTGATGGAAAACATTTTAAGGTAAAGGATATGATGCCGGGAGAAAATGCTGCTCCTATGCATCCGAATTGCCGATGTTCTTCTGCTCCTTATGAAGATGATGAAGAGTATGAAGCATGGCTTGACTACTTGGATAAAGGTGGAACTACGGAAGAATGGAATAAGCGAAAAGGGAAAAAGCAGTTAAGAAGTATGAAATTGTCTATGCCGGAAGAAGTTTATAAAAAGTCCGGAATGAATAAAGAAACAAGGAATAAGATAGATAGTGCTATCAGAAAACTAGAAAGAGAGTATACAATTTACCTAGACAGGATTGAAGGTGAACATCTAAAAAACAAAGATATTTTTGTGACAGGTGGTTTTATTGATAAAGATGGAGTTTTAAAACATTCGCTGGTAATCAATTACGATATGGATTATGAAAAAGTTGAACGAAGAATGAAAGTGGCGTATAATGAGGGGGTAATGGCAGGAAAGAGCTATGAAGACTATATAGCACATGAAATGGCTCATATTATGCCGTTTCAAAACTGCTCTACTGAGCGAGAATATATGAAATTAACGGAAAAAATCAGAAATACGTTTGTTCCTAATGTGTCTGGATACGCGGATAAGAAAAAAGATGGACTTGAAAGCTTGGCAGAAGCGTTTGTTCGATATAGAAATGATGAAGACATTCCGGAAGAAAGTATGAAACTGATAAGTAAATTTATTTTACCGTGGAAGAGGTAACGATATGACTATTACATTACCAAAATGTATGCTTTGTGAACATTTCATAGATGATAGCGATGATTCAAAAATGAGATGCAAAGCATTTCCTGAGGGGATACCAAAAGAAGTTATGTGGGAAGACGATGAGAAGGAATGTAACAATGGAATAAAATTTGAAGAAGAGTAGATACCACTAGAATAAAAGTTTTTACTCGAAAGGAGAAAGTGAATGGCAAAAAACGATTATTTCGTAATTGTATATCAAGTATTAAAATATTTGTATGAATGTTTGAAACAAGGTGAAAAGCCAGAATTATGCTATTTATGTGCATCGACATATTCCATACCAGAAAACTATTGGACATACATCGTTATAAGCCTTGTAAATGAAGAATACATAAAAGGGATTAAAGTAACGTCTACAAAGGATGGTGTTGTGTTTGGAGATTTGCAAGATGCAATTATTACACCAAAAGGAATAGAATATTTGTTTGAAAATTCATTACTCGAAAAAGCAAAGAAATCTTTAAAAGATGTAAAAGAAATGATACCATTTATTTGAAAATAGTAGATACCACTAGCTGTAATGGCTGGTGGTATTTTTATACCCATTTTTAAGGAGGAAGATTTGGAACTATGAATCTTATTAAGAGATTATTCTGCAGACATGATCACTTGGAATATTCACATTCTGATTTGATAAAACAATCGGATGGATCGTGGATGACATGCCATACTTGGAGGTGTAAAAAATGTGGGAAGAAGATTAAAGGGAATAAAAAGATATATGGTAACAAAAGATGCGGACATGTTGGCGCCAAAGTGGCTGGCAGTCCGCATTGATTATAAAACAATAAAATTTCTATATGTGGTCCATGATGGAGCAGAGATATTGAAAGGGGTGAAGATCAATGATCAGACGGCGAGAATCGGAGACACGATTTGCTTTGACGGTAAGCGGTTATCAGTAGAAAGGCGGTGATCCAAACATCTCCCACCGGCGGGAAATGACCGGATTTGGAAAGGAGTGGTACTATTTGATTGGGATAAAAGTTCGAAATAACGGATTAACAGTGGATGGACACGCCGGGTATGCAGAACCTGGAAAAGATATTGTTTGTGCGGCTGTTACAGCACTCACACAGACGTTGATCAAGTCGATTGAAGAATTGACGGATGACGAAATAGAATACAGAATATCACCCGGAAGGGTTGATATAAATCATAGGAATCTATCGGAGAAATCAAAAACTTTGGTAGATTCCTTTTTCATTGGCATTTGTCAGGTTGCCGATGAGTTCCCGGAGTATGTTCGGGTATTGTAACTGGAAGTGAGCGAAACCTCGTAAAACTATGATTCGATGCAATAGTCTGGACAATGGATGGACTGGGGCAGAAAGGAAAAGATATGAAATTTAGAGAATTTATGGCATTACAGTTATTTGCCGAAGATGAAGGAACTGGGGCAGAAAGCAATGGATCCGGCGCAAATGGTGAAGAAGCACAGGGCAATGAGGAAGGTCAAGGGGCTTCCGGCAACGCGTTTGAGGACTTTTTAAAAGATGGGAAGAATCAAGCGGAGTTTGATAGACGTGTTAGTAAGGCGATTGAAACAGCACTTGGAAATGCGAAGGTAAAATGGCAGGAAGATGCTGACCAGAAAGCAGAAGAAGCGGCGAAAGTCGCAAAGATGAATGCAGAGCAGAAACAGAAGTATGAGCTGGAGAAATTGCAGAAAGAAAATAAGAGATTGCTGGAGGAAGCTACAAGAAATGAGCTTGGTAGAAACGCGGTAGGAGTTCTTACGGAGAAAGGTATTGAAGCAACACAAGACGTTCTCGACTTTGTTGTGGGAACTGATGGGGCAGATACCAATGCAAGGATTGACAAGTTTGTGAAGATAGTTGAATCTCAGCTCAAGAAAGCCGAGATTGCCAGAGCAACCGGAACTACACCGAAGACCATGGCAAACTCAGGAAGCCAGTTATCTGAATTTGACAAGCGAATTGCAAAGTATAAGTAAAGGAGAATGTGAAGATGAAAAACAAAGAATTTATGATGTTACAGTTGTTTGCGACAGGCGACAACAATGATATGCCGGCAAGAAGCTACCAGCTTGAGTTTAAAAGCCTTTTGCAGGCAGTATTTAAAAAGATGTCCTATTTTGCTGACTTTTTTGGAGGGGAACTTGAAGCACTTGATGGAGTAAGAGAAAACGAAACAGCCTTCTATGTGAAGACATCGGATATTCCAGTTACTGTTGGTAATGGATATGATAAGACAGCAACAAAAGCATTTGGAACAGGTACAGGAAGCTCTAGTCGTTTTGGTGAGAGAAAAGAGATTATCTATACAAACACACCAGTCAATTATTCTTGGGGATGGAATTTCCATGAGGGAATCGACCGTCACACCGTGAATAATGATTTTGATGTTGCAGTAGCAGATCGTTTGGAACTGCAAGCGCAGGCTAAGACAAAGACATTTAATAAGCAGCACGGAAAGTTTATTTCTGCATCTGCCGGAAAGTCTTTAAAGGTCACAGATTACACAGCAGACAACGTATTAAAGCTGTTTAACGATCTGTCAAAGTATTTTAACAACATCGAAGCGGTCGGAACGAAAAAGATTAAGGTTTGCTCAGACCTTTACAATGCTATTGTAGACCATCCATTAAATACGACTGCGAAACACTCAACCGTAAACATCGACGGCAACGAAGTTGTGAAATTTAAAGGATTCCTCGTGGAAGAGATTCCGGACGAATTGTTCCAGTCAAAAGAGTGCGCTTATGCATATATTGCCGGAGTCGGCAAAGCATTTACCGGAATCAACACGGCAAGAACAATCGAATCAGAAGATTTTGACGGTGTAGCTTTACAGGGTGCCGGAAAAGCAGGAGAGTTTATCTTAAACGATAACAAAAAAGCGGTAGTTAAAGTGTCGGTGGGGGAATAGCACCCTCTTATGACATTGCCTTAGTTGGAAGAGGGAAAGTCGGAAAGGCAAAAGTAGGAAAAGCGAAATAGTATAATGGAGGTATTCGAAATGGCATATACACCAACTACATGGAATAATGATGACGTTATTACAGCAGAGAAACTGAATAAGTTGGAGCAGGGTGTGAAGAATGAGCAGGTTGGACCAGCAGGACCAGCAGGACCAACAGGGGCGGCAGGACCGAAAGGAGACAAGGGGGATCCAGGGCAGAGTTACACTCTTCCAGCGGCGAATAAAACAACGATTGGCGGCGTGAAACAGATGGCTTTGATTGCAGATTTGTCTACAGAAACAACAGCTGACCTGAAAAATAAAATCAATGCAATTCTTGCGGAGATGAAAAAACAGGGTATCATGGCAAATTCGTAAGGAGTTGAAATTGAATGCTGGATGATTTAAAAAAACTCCTTGGAATCGAGGATGATTCTCTTGATCCAAAACTGGAATTGATTCTTGAATCTGTGCATGGGCGGTTAAAGCTCCTGCTCGGAGGAATTGAAGTACCGGAGGAAATGAATCATATCGTTGTGGAAGTGGCGGTAATCCGGTTCAACCGGCTAGGTTCCGAGGGGATGTCTTCCCACAATGTCGAGGGAGAAAACATGTCCTACAATGACAACGATTTTGACGGATTCATGAATGAGATACAAGCTTTTTTGGATTCACAGAAAGAATCAAAGCGAGGAAGGGTGAGATTTATTTGAGGTGCGATACAGAAGTCTTCTTCCAGTCAATCTCGCCGGGGGAGTATGACGAATCTACTGGCGACTATAAAGAAGATACTGTGCTGGAAGAAAAAAGGCATGCCAGTGTTACAGATACTGGCACGGATACAATGAACCTTGTATATGGATCCATAAAGCAGGGAAGTAGGACAGTGCGCTTACAGATGCGCTATAAAAAGCCGTTTGACCGTATCCGGATAGGCAATGTCCTATACAGAGTAGATTTTGAACGAAAGCTTCGAACAAAGCATGTGTTTGTAGTATCGG